GTTATCTGCTACACTAGATACCGCACCAGTAGATAGTGTGAGAATACTAATCCACGCTGAATTAGCCGCGTTTCTTTGTTTTAATAAATCATTTGCTGTGTCCGCCCACCATTGATAAGCATACATAGTTGCTGGTTCACTCGCACTACTGTTATTACTAACAATAGCACTAAATGCGTTATTCAAATCAGAGCGAGTATTCGCACCTGTTTGATTCGCAATGACATAATCGTGTGTACTCATATATTACCTCTTTTTAAGTTGTGTTAATTGTATCATTAATCAGTAGCCTCTTGCTTGGTAATTAAACTTATGGTCTTCATACGAAGCACCGTGAGTAACACCAATATCAAAACCAGTCGTTGATTCGTTAGTAACCTCTAATAAATCATTTGAATCTAAATCAACAACAGTAACACCTAATGACGGTAAAGCATAAAACGGACTAGGGTAAGTAACACTCAATTTAGAAGTTCCTGATTGTAATCCTGCTTGTCTTTCTGTTCTTTCCGGCATATCAACAGTAACGCTTAATGCTGTTATATTGATTTGATGTAACACATCAGTTGATGTCGCTATAACTTTAAACTTATAAGCCCTTGTTAAGTGGTCTGATACAGTGAATTTAGCCCAAGCAGTCCAAGTAGGTGTTCCAGTAGGGTCATCATTAGTAGTAGCCACATATAAATCTAGGTTCACATCTGATGGAATATTATCAAAGTCTGACCAAGTATCCATCAAGGTTGTTCTATCATCAATAAAATCACCAAGAGTAAACGCAGTAAATGTCACATCTGAAGTTACGCGACTTGTATAAATCCTACCCAAATCAATATAAGTATCAAACTCATAAGTACCAGCCTTATCCAATCCACCATAAGCATCTAATAAATACCAAGTGTCCATTAATCCAGTAAATGAATCAAATAGTACATCACTTTCAAACTTCAATATCCCATCAGCCGAAATCATATCAGTCTTAGTACCTGTGAATGATGGGTGTTGAGTGCTTGTATCCACAAGGTTCATAGTGCTGATATTTGGAACAGTAGTAGTAGTAAAACTCGTAACAGTAACCGATTCATTACCAGTTGAATCAACAAATTTAGCCATATAAGTACCAGCCAATAAAGGCAATACAGCAGTTGTATTATGACCAGCAACAGCAGAACCAATATCAGTAGATGATTCCCAAGTAGCACCACTGGTCTTATTTGAATGTCTGAATCTAACCTTACCACCAACCCTAACATCTAGGTCAGTCGCCAAATCCCAAGTAATATGAGCATAACCACCTAAAGCAATAAACGACAAACCATCAACATCTACTGGTGGAGTCGTCAAACCATTAATCGTTACATTACTTAGTGTCGTATAAGACGAACTAACACCCATTGAATTAACCGCTCTAACTCTAAAGTCATAAAGTGTAGGGTCAACGTCATCTAATCTTGCTGTAGTATTGCTTGTAGTCGTTAAGAATATCCAATCACTATCAGCACTCTTTTTCCATTCAACCGTGTACTTCTCAACGAATTTATCCGTACTAGCAGTCCAACTAATAGCAACTCTAACCTTAACACCAGCAGAACCAATCGTGTCGTATAAAGACTCAGCAGTAGCCAAAGAGGTAGGTGCTATAACTGAAAACGGGTCAGGCAAAGTGGTATCAGGAATATCATCAGCCTCAGTCTTACTTGACCAAGGATATATTGAATCTTGATGTTCAGTCAATTCTAAATCAACAGTACCATTAACCTTTAACATCATTCTCGCGATTCTAAACGGTTTAGCACTCCAAGCAGGTGTAGTGTGAGTTACCCCAACAATATCACCAATAGAAACCTGTAATGCCTCACTCGTACAATTAAACGAGCAAACAATCCCTTGTCTTGAACGCTTTAAAACAATTTCTGCTATATCTTCAGCAGTATAAATATTATTAATAGTAGATAGACTAATCTTCTTTTCTAATGGTATATTTCCATCTTCAGTTAAATAGGTTGTGTACTCACTAGAACTAGCAGGGGGGTATTCTATTTGGTCTGTTTGATAATTATTATCGGGATTAATATAAGTCGCTATAACTCGATTGTAACGATTCTTCTTTTGAACGCCATCAATCTGTATTCCACCTATGATATGGTCTTCTGTGAAGGTGTAAACACTTGAGCCTTCATCTTCTACTATTAAACCATAAACACCTTGAGAATAAGGCAATAAACCCCTCATACCACTCAATAGTATCTGAACATTAGTCATTAATGCTTTACCTGTATCTAATACAGCGTGGCACTCAAATATATTCTGAGCAGTACCGCCACTATACGGAGTTACATCTTCATCACACTTATTAGCGGCACTATTGAACAAAGTATCATTGATACTAGAAGTCGCTAAACCTTTACCATATCTAGTATTAGTTAAATAATCTCTCAAACATAGGGCAGGGTTACTTGAATAAGCAGTAGTAGATGTTCTAGCATCATAAACCTTTCTTCCCTTAACAATAGCGTGAATAGTAGGAATAGAACTATAAACATCTGAATCCCATTTCAATCTCACAGCCAAATAAGCAACACCACTTAATTTGTGGTCTGAAGTCCAACTAATTCCTGCCGATGTAAACATTGAATCTGCTGATTGACCATCAGTACCCAAATACTGATTAATTGTTACAGTAGAACCCCACCTTGAATCAGTAGATATAACATCATCTAAATAAACACTATCAATAGACTGAATCTCTCCCTCACATAGAACCAACACGATATAAAGATATTCATTGTCTGTTCCTGAAGATGAAACTAATACCCTTATTCCACCAACTTTTCTTTGACCATAAACAACAGGTATTTGAGAAAGTGTAGAATCTTTATTAGCAAGTATTCCTTTGTTTTCATTATCTAAATCAGGTATATCAGGGGCATCAGGTGTTAGCCAATCAATAACATCACCAATAGCATCAATGATTATATCAAGTGGTTTTTTAACAAATACGTCAAAAGCCTTCTTAATAGGTGCTGTAATGAATTTGAATACTTTACTAAAGAATCCCATTTATGGTCTGCCCCACTTAATATCTTTCACACTTGAACCTGAAAATTCAAATCCTTTATCACTAGAAAAAAATAATTTTTGAGAATTTGTATTCGTTCTACGACCTGATACTTTTTCAAAATCACCCCAATGTGAAGCGACTGATAACTCTATGGTGCTATCTTCTTCACCATCACCAATAGTAAACCCAGTTATTGTTCCATCATAAGTCAATAAAGGGTCGCCAATAATGGCATTAGCAGTATCTAAAAAGGCTCTATAAATAAGAACCTGACGATTAATAATATCTTGACTCAATACAATTGATACATAAGTCTGGTTCACAGCAGATAAGGTCAACTTAATAGTGCCAACTCTAACATTAGCCGATTCTTTAATATTTGATATACCTAAAAAATGACCACCTGCTTCATACGAATTACCACTATAAGATATGTCGTGAAAACCACTTGTCAAATAAACGGTTGAATCAAAAGCAATAGAGATTAATGTTACCTGCTGAAAATTATCCTTAGCAATTTCAGTAATAACATCAGCGTGTATCGTTCTGCTCATAACGACTCAACAAAATCCACATTAAACTTAACAAACTGATTAGTCCCCATCTTATATTCTTGAGCATCTTTAGATAATCTCATTGTAAAAGGCACGTTATTAACAGTTATAGTTTCATTATCACTTAAAGCCGTAGCCAACTGTGGTTCTATAGTCAAAGTTGAATTACCACTTCCATCACTATTAGCATCTGACACCACCATATAAACCTTGTCGTGTCCTGAAAACTTAATAAAATCACCAGCCTTCATAATCCCAGTAGTAGAGATAGTCCAACCATCAGTAACAATAGTAGTATCACCCACCGAATGAGCACCATTAACCAAAGGCGTTCCAGTAGCCACACCTCTTGCGTTTCCAATAATAGGCGGTATCACTGTGAATGTAGAATATTGTCCTCTTTTAGACACTATATAAGCCCATACAGGCATAAAGTCAGTCCTAGTCATAGGTGAATAAGAAGCAGTAAACGCCCATCTCTGTCCTGCTATTTTCCTAGACTGCATCCTACCACTTACAGTAGTTGATACTAATGTTGGTGAATCCGATTCTAAATTAACCGCATCCCATACTGGTGTTGTTGGATAACTCACGCTAAACCTCTTTGACCTCTGTCATTCATTGCTTCATTTATCATACCTATAATCAATCCTCTTCTCTCTGCTAGTAATGAATCAAATCCAGCAGTATCATTTGCCACGATTGTAAAATTAACATCAGTATTATTAATAACAGTATTCTCAACTACTCCACCTGCTTTTTTTCCTTTAGTGTGGTCTATTACAGTTTCATTGGGGTGCATTACAGCCATAAAACCACCCTTGCCATCTACACCACCTGACCTTGAACCAGTACCAGTAAAACCACCACCCT